GTATATAACATCGGAATCGGTAGAGCTTAAACGCTCTATGATTCATCTGGCAGGGTATAATCCCCGTAAAATATCCGAAGAAGCGAAGAAAACTCTTAAACGAGGGATAAAGAAATTCGGGCTTGTAGGCGGTTTGGTAGTAAACAAGCGTACAGGTATGACACTTGTATCGGGGCACCAGCGTTTATCCGTTATGGATGAGCTGAATAAGTATCCGGATAATGATTATCTAATTCGCGTTGAGCTTATTGATGTTGACGAAAAACGGGAAAAGGAACTAAACATCTTAACGAATAATCCAAATGCTATGGGCTCATGGGATTATGACGCTTTACGTGAGCTTATTCCCGATATAGATTGGAAAGATGCCGGACTGACAGATGTAGATTTGAATCTCATCGGCTGTGACTTCTTACTCCAGACAGAAGAGGAAAGCTCACTCGCTGATGCACTAAGTGATATGATGGCACCTGTTACCGAACAGAATGAAGCCGAGAAAGCTGCTAAGCAATTGGAAAAGGCGGAAAAGGTCGCTCACATGAAAGAAGTTAAAGAACAGGTAAAGCAGTCAGCACAAGAAAAAGCAAATGATATGGATGCTTATCTGATGTTATCCTTTTCTTCCTATGAAGAGAAAGCTGCTTTCTGTGAAAGGTTTGGATTTGACCCCAACGAGAAGTTTATAGTAGGTTCAGTATTTGATGAAATGATAGAAAGGATAGATTGATTATGGCAAGAAGTGAATCTAAAGATACAGCAAAGAGCAATAAGGGAAGAAAACCCAAATTTGATTACACAGGAGAAGAGTTCCTTTCCTCTGTGGAATCATTTGCAAAGAAAGGATTCACGGATAAAGAGATTGCTTATGCTTTGGGTATAGCTCCGCAAAGATTTTGTGAGAAGAAGAGTTTGCACCCGGAATTATGTGAAGTATTATCACGCGGGCGGGCGACAATCACCGCAGCTGTAAGGGCAAAGTTCCTTGCAATGGCTGTTGGAGGTATAAAGACAAAGAGCGTCACTAAGCGTAAACTGAAAGATATTAATGGGGATTATACGGGCGATGAAGAAATCCAAAGTGTAGAAAGTGAGCTGGCTCCAAGTCTTCAGGCTATGTCGGTCTGGTTATACCATCATGACGAAGAGTGGAGAAAGATTGAACGAAAGCAGGACGAAGATGATGATATCCCTACTGATCCAAAGAAAGGCGTTGATATTGATTCTTGGATTAAAGATCAGGTGAAAGGAGACGGAAAATGATTACCCCACAGGCAATTTACCATCCGTTATACATTGACAAGGAGAAGTTTATAATTCTTATTACCGGTGGTCGTGGATCGGGTAAGTCGTTCAATGCATCTACCTTTATCGAGCGTCTGACATTTGAAATGACTCCTACCGAGAAGATAGTTCATCAGATTCTTTATACCCGTTACACAATGGTTTCAGCCGGAATATCTATTATTCCTGAAATGATGGAGAAAATAGATCTGGATGGAACAACGAAATATTTTAAGACAACCAAGACGGATATAGTCAACAGAATGACTAACAGCCGTATCATGTTCCGGGGTATCAAAACCTCATCAGGGAATCAGACGGCAAAGCTGAAATCCATTCAAGGCATAACGACCTTCGTCTGCGATGAAGCAGAGGAGTGGACTAATGAGGAGGAGTTTGATAAGATTATGCTCTCCATTCGTAAGAAGGGTATTCAGAACCGGATTATCATCATAATGAACCCTTGTGATTCCAATCACTTCATCTATAAAAAGTATATTGAGAAAACTCATAAACAGGTAGAAATTGAAGGTGTTCAGGTTCAGATATCCACTCATCCAAACGTATTACACATTCACACCACTTATCTTGATAATATGGAGAATCTTTCTCCTGAGTTCTTGAAAGAGGTTCAGGATATGAAGGTGAGCAACCCCGAAAAGTACGCCCATGTGGTTATCGGTCGTTGGGCAGATGTTGCCGCGGGTGCTGTGTTCAAGAAGTGGGGTATTGTTGATGAGTTTCCACCTTATGCGAAAAAGGTTGCTATCGGACAAGACTTCGGTTATACGCATGATCCGTCAGCATCTATTCGTTGCGGCATTGTTGATAACGCCCTCTATTTGGATGAAGTTGACTATCGAACCGGATTATTGTCATCTGACATAATTAAAACACTTCGTCCGTGGGGATTGAAGGTGATAGCTGACAGTGCAGATCCTCGCTTAATTCAAGAAATCCACAATGGAGGAATAAAAATTTATCCTGTCGAAAAAGGAACAGGTTCAATCAATGCTGGTATTGACAAGATGCAGGGTATGGAGATATACATAACCAAACGCTCGTATAACTTACAGAGTGAGTTTAGAAAATATGTATGGGCAAAGGATAAGGACGGGAATTATATAAATGAACCGGAAGATCATGACAATCACGGCATTGATGCTGCACGTTACTATGTATTGGGTGAGCTTTTAGGTAAGATTCAAAAGCCTAAAGACTTAACAGGAATATTCACACATTAAGATATTGGATTATGACATTAGAAGAAATATTAGCGTTGGAGGATATTGATAGAAAGATTCAGTACCTCAAGAAAGGGAGAAAGACCGAGCTTCCAGACAGGAGAAAATTATGGGAAGATTGGAATCCGGATCTACATGAGATAATGACTGATAAGAATAAATATCCTGATCGCAAAGTGCTCAAAGAAGAAGCGAAAAAAGAGTTTGATGAGAAGACAGGTAAAACCTACAATATTGAGGCTAAATACGAAACTGAACCTGTTAATCGTATAGTCATTCCTCTAGAGCAGGATATTGTGAATATCCAAACAGCCTTCACGGTAGGCACTGAGCCATCAATGGATTGTACTCCTTCCGATGATGGTGAAAAGAATTTATTTGCTGCTTTGAAGTCTGTCTTGCAGAAAAACAAAATCAAATACCAAAACAAGAAGATTGTTCGTGCCTGGTTAAGTGAACAGGAGGTGGTCGAGTATTGGTATGTGACCGATGATGATTCTTTTTGGGCTAAATTTTGGGCAAAGGTAAAGATAACTTTCGGGGGTAAGGTAAAGCCTACAAAGAAACTAAGAAGCGTTATATGGTCTCCGTTCAGAGGGGATAAACTCTATCCGTTCTTTGATGATTATGGCGACTTGGTTGCAATGTCCCGTGAGTATAAAAAGAAAGATCTGGATGATAACGAGATAGATGTTTTTATGACAGTGACTAAGAATGCCGTTTACCAATGGGAGCTAAATAAAACGTGGAATATGCCTGAAGGCAAGACTTTTAAGCACGGTTTTACTAAGCTTCCTGTTATATACGCCTACCGTCCTGAAACATACTGTCACAAGATTAAGACGTTTCGGGTAAGACTGGAGAAACTTTTATCGAACTATGCCGACTGCATAGATTATCATTTCTTCCCGCTTCTAAAACTCATTGGTGATGTAAGCGGTTTTGCAGGCAAGACTAAGGATAGAATGGTAAAGTTGGAAGGAGAGAGGGCAGACGCTCAATACTTAACGTGGTCTCAGGTGCCTACAACTATTGAGCTTGAGATGAAGACACTCTTTGAGAAAGCCTATTCTATGACTAATACACCTCAGATTAGCTTTGAGAGCTTGAAAGGTGCCGGTAATGCTTTATCGGGTGTCGCTTTTGATTATGTGTTCTTATCTACTCATTTGCAGGTCGAAAATCATGCAGAGGTGATAGGTGATTTTATGCAACGAAGAGTTAACTTCTTAGTTTCTGCATTGGGAGCTATCAATCCTTATGAGTTTGATAAAGCATCCAAAACGATAGATATAGACGTGGATATTGTCCCATACCGATTGGATAATGTAGATGATAAAGTCTCTACCGCAGTGAAAGCTGTCGAAGGTGGGGTCTGGTCTCAAAAGAGAGGCGTAATGTTTGCTGGTATAACAGATCAGATAGAAGAAGAGCTGGCTCAAATTAAAGAAGAGCTAGAAGAAAGACAAAGTCTTGAGACACAGAAACAAAATATGAAGAAGTAGAATATATTTTAAAATTTATTGCTATATATAAGTGATTTGTATGTGTTTATTTTTACTTTTGCTTTACGATTTATAGATGTGAATTAAAGTCTGCGGAATATGTGAAGAATTTAGCAGGGAGATTATAGTAACTTAAAATAATACGATTATGAAGTGTCCACATTGTCAAGTAGAGATAAATCCTGATTTTCAAGAATATTATATAGGCGAGTACAAAGGAAGGCATCATAGTCTTTTTGTTATGAAATGTCCTAATGAGAAATGTGATTTACCTATAATAATTTTAGGTTGTTCAGAACATTTGGATCGAAATAAAGGGAATTTTTGTCTTTATGCTCCTAATGGCATTGAAAAGAAGCAGCTATTTCCAGTCGGGAGTGGTAGAATGCCTGCTGTCCCTGAAGTTGAACCACAATTTGCAGAAGATTATAATGAAGCCTGTTTGGTACTTCCGTTTAGTCCGAAAGCTAGTGCAGCCCTAAGCCGTAGATGTTTGCAAAATATTATTAGAATAAAGGAGAATATTAAGAAAAAGAATTTGATGTTAGAGATTGATGAACTAATATCGTTAAACAAGTTACCATCTTTTTTAAGTGATAACTTGCAAACAATAAGAGGCTTTGGAAATATAGCGGCACATGGTATGGAAGACCAAGTGTCAGGACAGATACTTGATGTTGAACCGGAAGAAGCTGATTTTCTATTGGATATTTTGGAGTTAATGTTTGATTTTTATTTTGTACAACCCGCAAAGGCAGCTAAAATAAGAGCTGGTTTGAATCAAAAGTTGTCGAGTGCAGGAAAGCCAACTGTATAGACCGTATTGCTGAAGAGTTAAAAGAGATTGAAGAAGATTTGGCGAATAATAACAAAATCAGAGAAAAAGAACAGAAAAAAGCTTTTTAGTCAGGAAAATTACGGGGTTTATAAT